ATATAACTTTCTACTGATGGTAAATCCTTTTCTTCTACAAGATCAGCAAGTGAAGGTAATTCTTGATTACTATCTTCAAAATCGTCAATAGATGGCAAATTTTTATTCTTGTCGTCAGACATGTTATGAGTATCTTAGTACTTTGGGATTTCTCTCCCTTATGTTTTATTTATTATCTTCAACATTAACAGATTTGAGCATCTTTGCCAACTCTGCTGTAGAACCAACAAAAAGTGAATTATTAACTGTACTAGGTCCTTTAGATACTTTCTCTTCTTCTACATCTTTCAACTTCTTCTGCAAGTCCATTAACTTATCAGTGGCATCAGAAACACTCTTAATCAATTGTCCAGCGACTTCATATGCTCTAGGCATCTCACTCTCTTGAGCAAGTTCAAGAATGCCATCAATTGCTTCTTGACCCTTCTCTATTATACTGTATAAATTACCCCTAGTATAATCATAATCTCTTTCAATATCTGACCTTTCATGTTTCTCAGGTTTAGTAATTCCTACTTCAGTGGTTTCTGTAGAAACTATATCTCCAGAAACATTAAAAGCATCATTTAATTCATCAAATTTTTTAGTCATTAGATGGTTCCATCAAATCCAAAGTCATCTCCAAATTCTATAGCAGCATTGTCTGTAGTTGTAATGACTTTAACTTCTGCTCCATTAACATGGTCTGTAGCAGTAGTATTGTCTTGACCTCTTCTAACAGTTAGTGCTGTTCCAGAAATGGATTCAACATACATTTCCTCCTGATCTATGTATATGTAATTAGTTGCTTCTATACCACTAGCACTGGTTACATTAATAATACCAATACTAGCATCTATATTCTCAATCAAATTAGTAGTAACTGTATCACCATATGCCTTAGTCGCTCTAGGTACAACACTATATGTGACTTCCCTAGTTGGGGTAGATGTCTTACCACCAGCAACATATCCAATAGATGCCTTCTTGATAACATCTTTGGCAATGTCTGTATTGACAGGACCAAACATGTAAGTCTTAGCAGTAAATCTCATAGTATAGATAAGTGCTCTTCTAGTAGAAAAATCACTTTCATAATCATCACTAGTAGTGATGGAATTTAAGACAATAGGAATATCTCTTTTCTCTCCAATAGTATCAACTAGGTCTACTGTTACAGTATAGGCAGGTTGAAAGTATGGAAGGATTTGCTCTACTATCTGAAGCATATCATCATTCAACTTAGTAAATATACTAAGTTCAAAATCTAGGTTATATGGTACAGGTAAATATGTTTTTGCTAAAGTCTTCTTATCTCCCTTTACACCTTTTAAAAATGTTTGTGTAGTTGTTGATTTTCTTGCAGGATCATAATTAAGTCCATTTAGTTCAAATGACATTCTTGGTAATGTAATCTGAACTGGTTTGTTTAAATCAGGTACTTGCTCCAATCTCGCTAAGAACTTTTGAGTAGGTCCATAAGCAAGAGGAACTTTAGTAGTGCTTACAACAGAACCATCACTATTATCATGGTTTATATTAATATTATTGAAGATAGAACCAAAGGATATAATGGTCCTCCTCATTATTTCGTGATAAAAATATTCAAACATTGTTACAATCCTAGTGTATTATTTATGGCATCCCAAATGGGTTAGTCTCTGTGAAGTCTATAATTGAGTCTGCTTCAGTTTCAATACTAGTATTTTCAGCAAATCCATCGTCTGTATTAGACTCAGAAACTTTCTGATATTCATACTCAGCACCAGATGTACCACCTGTAATAACTTCACCATCATTGAATGCTCCACTAATAATAGAAATCTTAAGTTCCATAGTAGAAGCATCCCAAGATTTAACTCTACCAGTAGAACTAGTAGCAGCACCAGTAACTACTTCATTAAAGACATAGTTACCAGAACCACCCATATAAGGTGCAGTGACTGTGATAGTTGGAGGAGTAGTATATCCAGATCCAGCATCAGTAATACCAATCTGAGTAACTATACCTACACTATTGATGTATGCCACAGCAGATGCTGTTGTACCACCTTCAGGTGCTCCTGTAAAGGATATTACTGGGACTGTAGAGTATCCAGTACCTCCAGAGGTAATTGTTACTATTCCAATAGATCCATTAGATACAGTGGCAGTAGCAGCAAATCCTGCACCTCCACCACCAACTGTATAGATCTCTGGTTCTTGACCTACAGTATATCCATAGCCTGGATTGATAAGATCTATTCTACGTATCCTATAAGATTTCTCTCCATCATAATCCACTATATCATCCCTCATAGATGCTATACCTACAGCAGTTAAACCTGCAGAAGGAGCAGATGAAATAGCAACCCTTGGAAGACTGGTATATTCATTTCCTGTATTAGAAATAGTAACCTTGCTTAATGCTCCATCTACTATTCCTGCAGTAAGAACTGCAGTGGTTCCTGAAGACACTAGAGTAAGTGTTTCAATGTAACCTGCTTTCTCTAGGTTATCATCAATATCACCCACTCCTGTATCAACAACAGCATCCTCATATCTGTAAAGCTCACATCTAAGTTCATAAACATATCTCTCTTTTAATTGATAGAATGGTTTCTCATGCTCTACAAATTTAATCTCAAATAACCTATCCCCTAATGGAAAGTATATTAAATCTCCTTCCTTAGGTCTAGTCGCTAATTCTATGTTTGGTATATTCTTAATAAGTGGCGTAATATAATTCTCAAACCTATCTCTTGATATAACAAGAGTTAGATCATCAAGTGCCTGAACACCAAACTTTGATAGAAGAGAACCTTGTCCCTCATATCCATCAAAGGTATCTACATATGCCTCTAATGGAATTGCTTCTTCAAACTTAGACTCTATGACTTCCTGTATTACAGTAGTCTTGGTCATGTATCTTCTAGGGATATAATAGACATCCACCCCATACATCTTAATCTGTTCATTGATTAAGCTTTGGACTAGATTCTGCTCTGTAGAAGACCCTTGCAGGAAATAAGGATTTAATGCCATTATCCTATCATATCAAGAGGTGGTATTTCATAAGTATTAGACATCATCTCTCTAATTCTTTCCAATTCTTTTTCTGCTTGTTCATACATTTCCATACCATTCAATTCTACACCACCAGGTAATTTAACACCTTGAAATTTAGACATATTTTGTCCCCACTGCCTTTTAATAAGAGCAACAGTATATGGTTTTAAAAATGAATCGTTCCATACTCTAGGATAAGTTGATGGATCTAATAAAGTAAAACAATCTATTACTAGATAATCATCAACTGATAAACTACCAAAATCAAGATCTAAATATAATCTATCTTGTCTTTTATTAAATCTTATTTGCTTCTCAGTAGTCAATAGGAAGTTAATATCTTCTAGATATGTTTTTACCATTGCATAAGAAAGAAGTTCAGTAGCACCCCAATAATAAATGTCATTTAAGAATAACTGATACTTCACACTGAACATATTATTAGTAATAGTATTACTACCATCAAAGTGGAATATCTTAGTGACTCCTATAACTTCTGGAGGAATAGGAAGATAATTACTATTCTCAGTATAAGTGAATTGAGTAGTAACTCCAACTGTTGTATCTACTGTGGTAGTCGTTATACCTGCACCACCAGTTGCTTTTCCTCTATCAATATCTGCTTGAGTTATTTTATATTTTCTATATGACTGATAAACACCATCAAAATGCCTTTCTTGAAAGAATTGAACAGCATCATCTATAATATCTTCTATTTGCTCATCTGCAACGTTAATTTCTAGCACAGGAGCACCTAACTGCCTTTTGCAGTAATCTATAAGTTCCCCTCTTGTACTTGGTTGCGCCATTTATCTACTTTACTAGTATAATGTTATTTATGAAGGAGCAGAAGAGATACCTGCTATAACTAACACATCTCCTGATACTATTCTATAAACTGATGACCCAGAACCAATTAAAACATCATATACATATCTACCCTCTGATAAAGTTCTAGTAGCAGTAGAACCTAATGATAATCTAAACTCTCCACCTTTAGCACTAGTAAAACCAACTTCAAAGGTTTTTAATGCATGTTGAGATGATCCAATCGCTACACTCTTAGCAAGTTGAGCAGAACCAGTATATCCAGTAAAATCAAAAGCAGTACCAGATGTACCAACTACAGTATAGTCAGCATCCAAATCTGCTCCAGTATTGATGGTGAGATTTACACCATATGCAACACCAGAACTAGGATCAAATGTAAGAGTGTTTTTAGCCATTAGATAGTGCTTTTAGTAAAGTTTTAATTTCATTAATATCATCCTTTAAAGATTTCAAATCATCCTCCATATTATCTATTCTCTCTGTCTTTTGTTGTCTTTTTGCACGAAGAGTTAGATATTGATCGTACTGACTTTTATCATTATTTAAAATAGCACCTGTGCTACTATCACGAACTAAGTCAGTATGACCTTCTACATTTGTATGTTTCATATTATGCTAGAGCAAGAACTCTTAGATTTTTCATTCTAGGTGGTTGTGCTTGATTAGTACCACTACCAACTAATTTAATGCTGAAACATCTAAATGTAGGAAGATTGTCAATACTAAATTCATAATCATTCCATACTACTTGTTTAGATGTATATGCTATAACATCAGTCTTAGGAATTAATTTATCAGGCAATCCATTGTTTTTAGCTGGATCAATAACTTGACTCC